CACCGGCGGTTGCTAATTCCATTTCATCTCACATTGAGAATAAACCTGGCTTCCATAATGCTATGGCTGCTTTAGCTGTGGATTCTAATAATTTAGCACTGGCTGCTATGCACGAGTTCAAAGCGAGGGGGTTCCACGACTTCACTAATAAAGAACTTGTTGGTGCACTTAATGCTATTGGTAATGCTTGGTCTAAGTTTAATGCTATTCCTAAGGAAAAGGAAGATAACCCCTCCGGGAATAAGTTGCGGACTGTTATTTTGCAGCAGGTTGAGAATCAGAATTTGCAGGTTGCTGATAAAGAAACATTGCCAGTTTCACCTACTCCGGATGTGGAGCTGACCCCATCTGGGGTGGGTAAAGTTGGTAATGTAGAAGACCCAATGGATTTTTAAAAATTTAATTAATTAAAATAAATGTATGGTAGAAGGAAATGACTCGGGAGAACAACAAATTGGTGGTGAAGAAAAACCATTAAAGGAAAAAGTATTGACTTATGGTCAAAAGGCAGTAGGTTTAACTTTTAATCCTAGTGGATTAGAAGAAGTAGATTTAATTAAACATCATTATGCAGACATTATTGATTTACTTAATGATTTGAGAAGTAAAGAACCGACTTATACAGAAAATAATGTATTAAGTCATAAAGCTAATTTACTTACAGAAGCAATTAAGCAAGCTCAAACAGCTCAAATGTGGGCAGTAAAAGCTTTGACTTGGAAATAGTCTCTTGATACACTGGGATTTAGTTCCCAGTAATTAATAGATTAATTTTATGAAACTCAAACAATTTCACAGAAGATTCGAAGATACAAATAAGGATGATAGGTTCAAGGTGATTAAAGCTCCCACTGAACCGTCTTCTATTTTTGTTATTTACAAGCAATTGCAACAGGTTCGAGCTCAAAGGAAGTATTACAAGGATAGAGAAGAACAACTTCTAGCTCTAGCGGAATTGGGTTTTAAACAACTTGAAAATAAAAAGAATGGAGAATCAGAAACAACATAATGATGATATAGTTCAAGAACTTACTGATAATCCTAATCTTATTAAAGACCAGCATTGGAGATTGTGTAATTTATATTTTATTGTTACTAAGGATGGAGATAAACAGGTCTTTAAAATGAACCGGGCTCAACGACATTTCTACGATAACTATTTAAACATTCCACATCCTTATCACAGGCACGTGATTCTGAAAAGTCGTCAATTAGGTTTCACTACCTTTATTGATTTGTTTTGTTTGGATAGTATTTTATTTAACCCGAATAAGGAGGCGATTGTTATTGCTCATAAGGTGCAGGATGCGACGGAGATTTTTGATAAGAAGATTGAATTTGCTATTCGGAATATGGCAGAGGATGTAAAAGGTGCTTTCTTTAAGATTAACCACCGGTCAGCGAGAAAGGTTCAGGTGATTATTGATTACGGACCGGAGCAGGGTTCCACATCTAGTATGGCGGTGGCTGTATCCGGGCGGTCTGGAACTTATCACTACGTTCATATTTCTGAATTTGCTAAGATGTGTGTGCAATTTCCAAAAAGAGCGGAGGAAGTTGAACGGGGAACTTTTCCAACGGTACCGTTTGATGGATTTATTTTTATAGAAAGTACGGCTGAAGGTATGTCCGGGAGATTCTACGAGATGTTCCAACAGAATTGGTTGACGAGAGATAAGATTACTCCGCAGTTATCCCAGGTGCAGTTCCTCCCGCATTTCTACAACTGGCAGTTTGATGATATGGAAATGAAAAAGATTTACGAGAATATTCCAGTGGGAGATATGGATGAGTGTGAGATTGATTGGAAATCTTACCAAGTTGAACACGAGCTTTCTGATAAGGAAATAACATACTATTATATGAAGTGGTTGCAGTTCGGTGGAAAAAATTCTCCGGATGCGGTTAAATCACTAATGCAGGAATACCCTACTACACACGAAGAAGCTTTTTTATCTACTGGTCAGACATATTTTTCAACTGCTAAGGTTGCTACTCTGTTGCAGACTGTGGAGAAAGGTACTAAAGGAGAATTGGGTTACGATAAGGAAGGCGTGGAAATAATTTTCAATGAGGTTTCCACAGGTTCGCTAGAGGTTTTCAATAAGCCGGAACCGGGGACTAAATATATTATTGGGGGAGATACAGCTGAAGGATTGATTTCTGGAGATTACCAGGTGCTCTATGTTATTAATCACAAGACTGAAGAGTGCGATGCTATTTACAGGTCTCACGTGCCTCCGGATGAATTGGCTACTGAGGCATACAAACTCGGAAAATTTTATAACTGGGCTCTGCTTGGAATTGAAGTTAACAAGGATGGGCTCTGGGTAAATGATGCTCTTGAGAAAATGGGGTATATAAATTTGTACTACCGGAAGCAGTTTGATGATATTACTAAAAAAATGACTAAGTTCTTCGGGTGGAAAACTACTTCGGCTACTAGACCTTTCGCACTGGCTGCTCTCAAAGCTGTATTTTTCCGTAAGGATGGTGGATTCCCATCGGTTATTCTGGGAGAAATGCTTACTTTTGTTCGGAATATCAAAGGAAAACCGGAAGCTATGGCTAAAAAACACGATGATGTTCTGATGGCGGCTAGTATAGGATATGCAATACTTGGTGAACAAGAAAATTATATTGAAGGAGGAGAAGCTAATGAGGGCTTTAGTCATATGAAAGCAATATTTTCAGAATCTCAAGGAGGAGTAGAACAAATAAATCATTAATATATGAATATAGAAGAAAGAAGAATTTATATGAAAGAATGGCGGAAGAATAATCAAGTCAAGATTATTAAATACAGAAATTCTTACGAACAAAAATTATACAAATATAATTATAATCGTACTCCTAAAATGCTTGCATATCGAAAAAAGTATAATGCAGAAAATAGTGAACGATTTCGTTTGGCAAGAAGAGAGCGTAGGGATAAATGTTATACAGAAATGGGTGGTAAGTGTGTAGAATGTGGCTTTAATGATTACAGAGCCCTTCAAATTGACCATATTAACAGTGACGGCAAACAGGAAAGAAAACTTATTTGTAGAAATGACTACTATCCGAATGTATTAAAGAGTTTTTTAGCAGGAAAAAAGCGTTATCAACTGCTTTGTTGCAACTGTAATTGGATAAAACGTGAAATAAATGGTGAATATCGTAAAAAAAGTGAAGAAAATGGACAAATTTCTCATTAACTTGACAAAAACTTGAAAAAAAGAAGACAAACTTGACAAAAAAGTGAAAAAAAGTATATTTTTACTTGTAATTTTAAACTAAGGGGTTATAATTAAAATATATTAGTAAAATTTATTATATGGAAGACAAAAAAGGAAAGACAGAAAAAGACACTATTAATTTTATAGCTGACAAGAAAAAGGAAATGAAGAAGTCCCAGTATCGAGTTAAGTTCGATACTCTCGCTTCTGAGATTCAACAGAATTTAATGAATACTGGCGTTTCTTACGGACAGAAGCTCTACGAGAAAAGTGGCTGGGGTTCAATGGTATTTTACAATAAGATGGCTAATGGTGCTTACGATATTAATGTATATCCCCAGAAGTTATCAGACCGAGACCAGAATAAATCTGGAGTTCCTGTATCCCAGGAACCAATCGCATTTTCAAAAATTATAATCGCTACTTCGGTTCTCGCTGGGAAACTTCCAGATGCTCAAGTTGTTTGCGATGATAAAGTTTACGGGAAGGCAATGTATGAATTGTGGAAACGTAACTGGTCTATGACCGGTGGAAACGGAGAAAATACTTTAATGCTAACCTACCAAAATTTATTTACTTATGGTTGGGCTGCCTGGAGAGTTTATCCTAGACGAGTTCAAACTAAAAGAAATGGTGTAGATAAAATTTTATTTGACGATATTTATAGAGAACCTCTCGAGGTTACTAGAACTTGGTTGGGAATAGGTTTCAACAATGGTGACCTTTGGTCCCAGACTGAAGTCTATTACGAAAAGGATATGCCGAAGGAAGAATTTTTTGATAAATATCCTGGAGCTAAAAAGAATAAAAAGAAATTGGATTACTGTTCTGTAACTGAAGAAGCTAAAGATGAAAATAACGAGAAGGTTGCAACCAGTGTTACAATTGGATACTACGAAAATGTTTTATCAAATAGATATGTTGTAGCTTGTGGAAAAATGAGAATTTACGATGGTGAACTTCCTAACGATGGTTCTCACGGTTCAGTAGTTGTAGCTCGTTGTTTCCAGAAGAATATGAATGACCCTTACGGAGTTGGACTCTACGAAATGATGCGTGGTAATACAGCTATCTATACTTATATAAATTCACTAAATGCACAGCAAGTTGAAGCGGAAATATTTCCGTTACTTTTTGGTGCTCAAGTTCAGAATGGTTCCAATACATATAAGAGAGGTCCAAATATTATTAACCCTAAAAATCCGGGAACTGATATTGATGTTGTTAAAACTTCTGGAAATGTTCAACAGGGTATGCTTTATGGTGATAAACAGAAACAGAATATAGAAGAAAATACTGGTATCAATAATATTGTAGCTGGAGCTGGAACTGAAAATACTTTAGGTTCTACAGTTATTATGAAAGAGGCTGCTTACAATAGATTAACTCCTCCTAGAAATTCTATGGTAGTTGGTTTAGAAATGGATGCTCATATTGCTAATACTTGGATGAGACAGATTTACCCAGTGGATAAAATTTTTATGATTGACTCTGACGAGCAGTTAGCAGAATTTACTAAACAAAATCCAGATTACTTTGTTGAATCACAAGAAGTGCTAGACGATTTTGGTATCCCCGTCGGTATGGTGGCTGCCGCTTCTCAAAATTTAAGATTAAACTTTGATTTTGACCAGGATGGTAAAGTTATGGAAAATGTTGATACTCGACAGATTTCAGCTAAAGGTTTATTTGATGAAATGAAAAATACTGGACATATGTCTGACTATATTGATTTCATTATTGACCCGGATTCAATGCTAATGCCATCACTAGAAATTCAGAAACAAACTTATATGGCATTGTTCCCAATTATTACAAATCAGATTACACTAATATACTCAATGAGAAATCAAGACCCAGAAGCTGCCGCTTCTCAATTAATGGCTTTAGAAAAGTTACTTGATATTCAAAATGGAGATATATTTAATTATATTTCAAAAGCAGACTACGATGCTATTATTGCTAAACAACCTTCAGAAGTTCAGAAACAAATGCAACAAGAACAAATGCAACAAGATGCTCAAGCTACTGCTATGCAGAATAAAGCAGGTGGAGGCGGAGGAGCTGGAATGTCTGGTGGACAAGCTATGTCTGCTGA